TATTTTGCAACAATATGGCTTGTGCTCCTGATGTTCGGCGGTCAGTTCCTTTGTCTGGCGCGTGGCGTGGACACAATGTCGATCTTGCTGGAATTGCAACGTCATCCTGAACTATGGGAAGTCAACGATCACCGCGAGACCTATCCAGGAACGCCGCACGGAGACACGCAATCAGTGTGGGTGCGGTACCGCGCCGCCAATGAGATCGAGGGACTTGAATCGTTCCAGGAGGAACATCGCAACGTATTCTGGCCCGCGTGGCAGGCACTTCCATCGCTGCGGCCTCTGGTGTTCGGTCTGATGGCCAAGGTCGCGGCGGTGGAACTCGGCTCGATCCTGATTACGCGGTTGCGGCCCGGTGGCGAGGTCAAACGTCATTCTGACGCGGGATCGTGGGCGCCTTGTTTTTATAATTGCAAGTGCCATGTGACGCTCGCCGGAACATCTTTAAGCGAATGCGACAGTGAGACAGTTCGCATGATCGCTGGCGATGTGTGGACCTTCGACAATTTGTTGCCTCACGCTGTTTCCAATGACGGAGACACGGATCGGCTCGTCGCCATCGTTAGCATGAGGACCGAATGACCGAGTTCGTGCGTCATCCAGAGCAACCGATCGTCACGGACCTGTCAGTGACAGACGACATTTTCGTGAAGTCGCATCTGATCCCGAAGGCCGAAACGTATCTCCCGCAGCATCAGCACGCATTTTCTCATGTCTCAGTTATCGCGGCGGGTTCCGTGCGGTTGTGGGAAGGCGATATGAACCGTGGGCTTTTCAAGGCACCGGCGACGGTCACGATCCTGGCGAACCGGCCGCACACATTCCTGACATTGGAAGACAACACCGTGATCCTCTGCATTCACAACGTCTCGCGAACCGGTGATATCGAGGTCACTAGTGAGAACAACATGGTGGAGGGATAGATGCCGTTCGGCGCGGCCATCGCGGCCGGCGTTGGCGCTGTGGGTGCCATCGGCGGATCGCTGATCTCGTCCAGTGCCGCCAAGAGCGCGGCCAACACGCAAGCGGCGGCGGCCAACCGCGCGGCGGACGCGGCGCAACAGCAACAAGCACAGGTCCGCTCCGATCTGTCGCCATACCGCGATGCCGGCCAGACCGGTGTTGACGCGCTGCTCGCCAGCCTCGGCCTCGGGGGAACGGGAACGAACCTCTTGGCCGCGAACGGGATCAACTCGCTCACGTTCCCGCAGGCGCCATTTCCGCAGTTCAATCCAACGACGGAAGCACTCAGGGCTACGCCAGGATACCAGTTCACGCTTGGTCAGGGATTGCAGGGCGTGGCGAGTTCCAACGCGGCGGCAGGACGTGGGATCAGTGGGGCGGCGTTGAAGGGCGCCGCGAATTACGCGACGGGCCTTGCCGATAACACATTGAACACGCAGGCCAATATCTACAAGATGAACCAGGGCATCTACGGGATGAACCAGGGCATCTTTCAGAACAACTTACAGAACGTGATAGGGCCGCTCGCTAATCTGACGAATCTTGGGGAGAACGCTTCCAATCAGACCGGGCAGAACAGCCTCCAGTCGGTGGGACAGAGCAATGCCGCGTTGCAGTCCGCCGCGGCCTCGCAGGCGGCGGGAACGGTCGGGAGCGCGAACGCGATCTCCGGTGGATTGCAGACGGCGGCCAATGTGCCGCTGAACACGCTGCTGTTCCAGAAGCTACTAACCAGCAACAATAGCGGTGGTTCTGGGTTTAATTCCCCGCTGGCATTTGGTGGGACCAGCACGCCACAGATTGGCTCAGACACAACTGCCGTTGGGCAGGGCTTTTTTTGATAGGTCATCATGTCCGGTAGCAACCATTGGCAGCAAAACAAAACCGCCAGTCCCGACTGGCGGAAACCGGCGGCGATGCTGTACTCGATAGCGGTATTGAGGAATATGTCATAGATCATGTCCGGTAGCAACCCTCTCATGTCCGGCGCTCAACCGCTCGCCGCGCCACAACCCGATCATCCGGCGATGGGCCACGCGCGCATGTGGCAGCACGTCGGGCAGATGGACCCTGGCGACCTTCCGGCGCAGATCGCGAAGTTGGACTACATCCTGCCCATCCTCGGCTCGCTCGCGACCAATCCCAAGGTGACGGCGAAGGATGTGATCAAGGCCGCGGCCAAGGAGGCGGCGGACGGTAAGGTGCCTCCATCCGAGGCGATCAAGTTCATCACGCAGATGCCGGCCGACGCGGACAAGCTAGGGCCGTGGCTGCGGACGCTCTACAGCGCCAATCTGTCCGCCGTGGTGCATATGAAGGCCGCCGTGCTGCAACAGGCTCAAGGCGCGCAACAGGCGCCGCAGCAGGCCATGCCAGCGGCGCCACCAGGGCCGGCGATGCCACCGCAAGGAGTGCCACCACAATGAGCGGCGCGCTATCGTCTCCCGGCTTCGATCCCGCCATCGCGTTGCAGGCAGGACGCGGTGTTGCGCCGCCGAACCCGTTGCAGACGGTTGGGCAGTTCGCGGATATTCAGAACAAAATCAATCAAACGCAGCTTTTTCCTGGCGCGATGGAGTTGCAACAGCAGCGCATCGCGGGCGGGAAGGCCGATCTTTTCAAGACGTGGAAACAGGCGGCCGCGCTGCAACTGGCGCCCCTCCTGGCGGAAGGCGCCAATCCGACACTGGCGGACGCGACGACCGTTCTGGGGCGGCTAGAGGCTGCCGGCATGTCGATGCACGACCCATCAGCGGCGTTGGCTGGAATGACGGATGGGCCGAACTTTCGGAGCCAACTCGGGGCCTGGGTTGCGCCAAATCTGGCGACGCCAGGGAATGAGGTCGGATCGGTTATTGGCGCGCCAGATCAGCAAATCACCAATCAGGGGATCATCGCTGGTGTGCGGCGTCCCGTCTGGGCGGGCGGCGGCTTCGTGCCTGGATCGTTTACGCAGGAGACATTGTCGCCGCAGCAAAACAAGCAACTGCGGGATGTTGAGATCACCCGTGAAAATTACCAGCAGTATGGTAAATCCGAAGCCGATATCGGCAAGGTCATTCAGGTTCCGGAGGGGGCATTCCCTTATCCAGGAACGACAGGCCAACCTCCAACCACCTATACTCCTGGACAACAACCTGGGGGAACGCCGCAACCGCCGCGTCCAGGTCAGCGTTCCGACGCGGGCGGTACCTCACCGATGCTTGCACAGGTTCAGGCTCCTGGTGGTGCCCGGTTTACGGTTGCCGCCAGCGTTGCACCGCAGTTCCAGGGATTAGTCGCGGACCTTGAAGCCGCCGGCTACAAGATCAACCCCAAAGATGTCAGTAGCTATCGTCCAGGCGCGGTGGTAGCGGGGACAAACACACCAAGTCAGCACGCATCCGCTTTCGCGATCGATGTGAACGCTTCGAACAATCGTGTAGGCACGCCAGGGGAAATACCACCTGACCTCGCACGATCACTGGCGGCTAAATATGGATTGCGTTGGGGCGGTGACTTCTCCCACAATCGAGACCCGATGCACTTCGACGCCTTGCGCCCTCGAAGCGATGCGGGTGACACCGCCGGTCCGCAGGGCACGCAGGTCGCCAGTCTTGGCCTGCCGTCCGGCGTCATGTCAGATGTGCCATCTGGCATCATCCCCGCCGCCGCGCCAGGCTCTTCGCCGCCTTCCATATCGGAAGGGCCAGACTTGAATATCCTGAGACAAGGCGGATCGACGAAATCGAGTCAACCGGGTGTTCGGGACTATATGTTGAATCAATCGCCTGTTGCACAGAACATGGCGAACCGTGTAGCCAGTTTTAGGTCCGAAATGTATCCTCTTTTGGCCGCGCAAGATGCTCTGGCGAAGGCGCCAACCGGAAAAGGATCAGAGACACTTCAGAGCGTTAGTTCATATATCAATACATTCGCTCCAGAACTCTTGCAAAGGGCATTGTCTCATATTTCACCAATTCTGTCCAAAGATGAAGTTGCCGCCTATGATGAAGCCAGAAAATACACCACGCAAATACAACTTGGCGCACCGGGGGCGACACGGAGCAACGAAGGACAGGCGGCGGCCGGCGCGGCAAATCCCAGCGTTGGCATTTCAAATGAGGCGGCGAAAGTCGTCCTTAAAGGTTTGATTTCACTGCGCCGTATGGAGCAGGATGAAGGACAATCGTGGATCAAGAGCAAACGACCGCCGGCTGAACTGAACAACTTTCGGGCTGAGTTCCAGAACCAAACCGACCCGCGTATGTATCTTTTCGACCAGATGTCGCCGACCGAACGCTCGCAAACTCTCGCCAGTTTCGGAGACAATACACGCAAACGGATGGAGTTCATGGCTGGCGTTGAGCGCGCGGAACGCAATGGCGTGCTTTCCGCGCCACGTGGCGGGCAGTAAGTGGCATCTCCACGAAAAGCCACTGACACATCCGCCGAGGACAGTTTCAATGCGCGTTGGGGGATCGGGCCACCGTCTGGCAGTTCCAGCCAGTCCGAGCCTCTCCCGACTGTTTCGCCTGATTTTCATCAGCGATGGGGACTTGATGCTCCCGTCGTTCGGATCGCTCCGCCGCCACGAACGGAGTTGGTTCCGCGTCAAGGGATGCCCCTTGAACCACCGCCGCAACCGTTGCGAGCGGATTATACCGGGTGGGATGTTCCAGCGACCGCGCCGCCGGATGAAGATCAACGGAGGATCGCGGAACAGTATCGAACGGCATCTGGCTATCTAGCGCCCGCACCAAACACGACCTACGGGAATATTGTTCCGTTCGCGCGAGACAATGAAACCGGCGCCTTGCGTTTCGCCATGCCGGGATTCGCTCGCGATCTGGCTCAAGGCGCGCTCGATCTGGCCTACGGTCCTGCTTATGGGCAAGTTACGCCGCTTGCCACGTCCGCGCTCGCCAATGTCGCGGGCCTCAATCGTTCTCCAGCCAGCACGGCTTACGGGCCGATAGCCAGACTGAATACTGATCGTAATCCACTCGTGGCGGAGCCACCGCCCGTTCCACCAATCGCCCCGCCCCCCTCACCGTTGATCGGACTGCCGACGCCGGCCGATCTGGCACCTTCCTACATACCTCCAGGAAGTGCAGTTCCCAGACAACTAATCGAGGCTCACGAACGACTAGGGGCGCCTCTTCGTTCGGAGTTTCTGCCGCCGCCAGGCGCAGGTGTGCCGCCGGTATCACCAGAGGGTGTGCCGTTGGCCGGGCCGCGTGTGGCGCTCGTGCAACCTCCTAATTCACTCTCCGCTGGGCCTGAAGCGGTGCCACGCGCCCCTGATAACCCACTTGTGTCACCCGCGCCATCTGTGGTGCCGGTCAAAACAGAACCGTCGCCAGTTGGTAAGAACGATGTTATACCGAATGGGCTGACCCCGGAGCAGATCGAGGAGTTCCGTCACATCCCTGAGGCGTTGCCGCCCATGAAGGGCGAAATCAAAACGCAGGCGGATGCGGCGAAACGAGCGGACGATATCATTAACCACTTCGCCAGTATCGGGAACAGAGAGCCAATTCCAGGCGCGGAAGGCGCGCTACCGACGATCACGGGAAATTCCGGTTTGGCGACGCTCTACCGAGCGGTCAGGGACTCGGATACGCCGGTTCCCTTCACCACGCAGGAAAATGCGTTGAAGGCCAATGCAATGAGCAAATTGCGAGATATGGCCGGAACGGAAGATGATCTGAAAGCCGCTGTCAAAAACAGAACCGATACCGTCGATCCACTGTATAAACAAGCGTGGGCCAACAAGACCGAAGCTGATCCATCGGGAGCGATCAAGACCGTGGAAGACCTGATGAATTCGCCGCTCAAACAAAATGACACGGCCATGGCGGAACTGGCGAACATCCATAAGAAGCTACAAGGCCAGACGGACCCGGAACAACTCAAGGGCATCACCGATCATATCGATGAAACCATAGCGAGGCTGAAACCGGAAGGAAAAGCCGACCGGCGCACGCTTGGCGCACTTGACCAAGTGGACAAAGCGATCACCGCCGAGATCAGCCGTACCACGCCAGGGTTCGACGCCGCACAGGCAACGTATGCCGATCTGTCCCGGCGTATCGATGAAATGAAGTATTTTCAGGGGCGCAAGCTGACCGACTTACAAGGCAACCCGACACTCGGGAACATGCGATCCACGATTGACGACATCACCAAAAAACAGGCCGGCGATAAGTTTCATCCCGCTGATAGTGTCACGGAGGAAAACCGGCAGGCGCTCCAACGGATTCACGACCAGATGCAGCGGGAGGCCGATACGAGAACCGCTGGCAAGGCGCTCGGCTCCAATACCTTCCAGAACCTCGCGACCAACACGATGACGGGCAAGATAGCGGGGCACGTCGGCAATGCTCTTGTCTCTACCGGAGCGGGGATGCTGACAGATCTGGCGGCGGGTGGTGGCGGGATGACTGGCGCTCTGACTGGTGCCGCTGCCAGTGGCGCGTTGAAAGGATATGAGGCTCAGCAGGCCGCCAAAGCAGCGGCGGCGCAAGAAGTAGGGCGGCAAATGCTTATGCGTGAGTTGCGGGATCGGTTGCTCAATATCGATAATAAGGGAGTGGCCGCACTTCGTGGTTCGAGGACGCCATGAGTGTGTTTCGGTTCTCCGCCGCCACCAGACTTTTGTTCCGTTCTCTCCAGTACCAGGTCGGCAGGCTGCCAGCCATCCATCCTCCGAATCCGCCGGCGATACCAAACAAGAGTTGCACCGGATTGTCGCCGAGCATCTTGCCGCTGGCGGACATGCCAACCACGCCGAATGTCACCACCAGCAACATGCACATCAGCACCCGCGCGAACCATCCGCCGCAGAGCCACCGATAGAACAGCGCCAGGAAGACGCCAACCCAGATGAGGGCGACCATCTCAATAACAGACCGTGCTATTTCCGACCGTGACGCAGTGCCGTTGCTGCGGATACGCGGGCTGCTGGTTGTAGATGTAGGCTCCGTTCTGCTGGAACGACTGCCCGTTGCTGCATTGGGCCCAGTTCCCGACCGTGCGGCAGGCGATCTGTTGCGCGCTCGCGCTCCCGATGGACAGCGCGGCAACGGCGGCGAGGATGAGGGGCTTCATGGGGTGGGTTCCTTTGGTGTGTCTCTGTAGTGGTCAATGATCCGGCGGATGACATCGGAGATGCTGATCCCCAATCGCGCGGCCTCCTGACGCAACCACGCCAGTTGCGGCGGTTTCAGGGAGATCGATCGCCGGTCGGTCGAAGAACGCGGGACAGGTGCCATGCGCGGAGCATTGCCTACATTCCGATGAAATTGTCAACCACATTCTGAGGTAGTGACCTGAATGCCAGCCGCCGCCCTTCTACCGCTTCCTCGGAGTAACTTTTTCGACGCCAACGGCAATCCGCTGTCGGGCGGCCTGGTCTATACGCAGGTGCCTGGCGGGGGGCCGCCAAAGACCACCTGGCAGGATGAGAACGAGACCACGCCCAACAGCTACCCGATCGTGCTCGACGCCAATGGCTCGGCCGCCATCTACGGCGTTGGTTCATATTTCTATGTCGTAACGGACGCCCTTGGCAACCAAATTCCAAGTTACGGGGGGCCGACACAAAACACTCTCTCCAACACCTTCACCAACGTCTCCGATTTCGGCGCGGCCGGCAATGGCGTCACGGATGATAGCGCGTCGCTACAGGCCGCGATCGATTTCGTGATATCGACCGGCGGCGGCATCCTCGTCCTGAACGCCGATACCTACCTGATCACGATTCCGCTCGTGGTGCATGGCCTGATCACCATCATGGGCAACGGCAAGACGGCGAGCGTGATCAAACTCGGGACCAACAATCTGACCGCGTTCAACGTCACGACGAACGCGCCGGTCACGTTCACCTCGTTTTCGATCAACGGCGGCACGGTGACTGGCGGGACTGGCGTTCTCGTCAATCCAACTTCCGGCATCAACAGCGAGAGCATCTTCCGTGACCTGCAACTGATTTCCCTGGACGAATGTATCGACACGGAGAACGCACAGTCGCTCAACATCGACAACGTGACGTGTTTGCTGTTTCAGACCTTCGGAATTCGAATCCGCAACATCATCAATCCGGATGCGGGCGATAGCGTCATCACGAACTGCTACATTCAGGCGTCCGGCGTCAACGGGGTCGGGATCGAGATGCTTGGTAGCGGTGGTCTGAAGGTCGATACATGCAAGATGTTGTCTGGGCTGTATGGCTTTGCGATGTTCCTGGACGGGACAGCGGCCACGGGCGATCTGCTGATTACCGGGTGTAGCCTTGAGGGTCAGAGCGGCGCCTCGATCCATCTGGCGCAGGCGGCGCCCAACGGCACGTTCCATTCTGTCGAGATCACGGGTTGTCAGTTCAATGGCACACCGCAGGCGGTGTCTGTCCTGAACTCGTTTGGGCAGGCGGGATGGATCACCGACCTAAGTATCTCCGGCGGTTCCATGTGGATAACCGCCGCCGGGATTGGCATCCTCCTTGATGGACTGGTTGGGTTCAGTATATCCGGTGTTGTGTTTCACTCACTCGGCGGCGGTGTCACATGTGTTTCCGTGAGCAATACGTGTGAGGATGGCTTGATCGCGCCGTTGGCATATTTTGGCCCAGGTATAACAACTTATGTCAGCAATCTTAGCCCTTCCACGATCGTTCAACCTCGCATTCAACGCGGGACATCAACACAGACGACCAGTGTGGGTTATGGTGCGCTGTTTGTAAGCGCCGGGGCCACCGTTAATTTTCCGGGAAGCCCGCAATTCCTGACGGTGCCGAAGATCATGGCGACGCCGAATACGGGAGGCGCCGGGGCGAACGGTGCCGTCTCCGTTGTCATATCGGCTGTCACGACCTCGGGGTTCAACGCGGCTGTCGTGGCAGTGGCCAATGCAACGGCCGTTGGTTTCGACTGGACGGCTTACGGTGATTGATTGTGCAAGAAGGAACACGCCGATGCGTTTGACATGGCTCGCCGCGCTGTTGGCGATTGGACTGATCGGGAGGGCGGAGGCGCAGACCGGTTATGTTCGCGTGGTGAATTGCGGAGATTGGAAGCCGCCGACCGGCTCGACGCAGGCTTCCATGGATCAGAATGGACTGGTTTGCGTGGGTGGCAGCGGAACGGGGGGCACGATCACGGTACTGGGAGCGGGCGTCCTCAATGCCGCCAACAGCACCACGGCGCCGCTCGCTGGCAACGCCACGTTCACCGGCACGGCGGTTTCGGTGCTGCCCTATTCCCAGGTCCAGGTCATCGTGGACGCGGATCAGGCATCTGCGGCGACCGGCGTGCAGCTTCAATTCAGCCAGGACGGCACGAACTGGGTCGATACGACCGTTTCATCCTTCACGCCCGGCGTGGCGCCGAACCATGGACAAATCTACAATACTGGCGCTCGGGCGCAGTTCTTCCGGTTTGTCTATACGAATGGCGCGACGCCTCAAGGCGCGTTCGCGGCACAAACCATCCTTAAAAGCGCGGACGCGCTCGGCGATTTTACCGACCTCGGCGTGCCGCCTGTCGCCTCTGCTCATGGTCAGGTTGTCAGCGCGCTGATCAGTGCCAACTCCACGAAGACGCCCGTGATCCTTCAGGCCAATCCGCAAGGGAAGCTGACGGCGGCGGTGACTGAAGTAACACTAGACGTTAAGACTGTAACGACTGGTGGTGTTGCTGTTACAGCCATAGCATCAGGGCACAGAACAGAAGGGGGATGGATACAAAACCCTCCATCCGCTACAGTCAACTTGTGTATCAATACTATAGGGGCCGCATCTGGTACTACATCAAGTGGTGACACTACTTGCGTAGTTCCAGGGCAGACTTACGTTGTCTCCGCTGGTCCTGGTGCGGTGTCGGTGATCTCGTCAGATAGTGCACATCCGTTTTCTGGATATGGCTACCAATGACGGGGTGGTTCAAACCATCGATGTTGCGGCCAACCAAGAAGTCTGCGGCGCTTGACCATATTATAGTTGACGGACATCTTGCGACAAGCGTCAGGCAACGAAATCTTCTCCCCGTCGAGAACGATGAAAATGGTGTTCCTCCTATTGTTCGCTTGCACCTGACTGGTTGCCCAGATGCAATTGCTCTTGCTATATCCAGCGTCGTTATCCAGGCGCTCTATCGAGTGCCTGGACGATGGACGCGGACCCATGTCAAAAAAGAATCGAGAGAAGTCGTCTATCCATTCGTCACAAACGGATATCCCTCTCCCTCCGTATCTGGAATAATCACTTGCTATAGGGCTATGACACCTTCTCCGTATGTTCATCCAAGCGGTATATTCAGGAGGGCGCTTTCCTTCGTGTGTGGCTCCGTGTTTAGTGACGCTCGCTGCCATATTGGCCATGCGCGTGCAGCCACATCCAAGAGAATGACCGTTCTTCAGATTGCCGCCGCAAATTGCCCTCTTGGTGCCGCAATAACAACGGCAAAACCAATATGGATTGCGTTCGATCTTATGGGAAAATCCAAGCACAAGCCACCGGCCATATCGCTCGCCAGTCAAATCTTGCATAGTGCGTTTAGCCATCCGTTCCTCCTCCGAAGGATCATGGTCAGGGGCGATGTGGCCCGGCCAGGCTGCATCGCTCCGTCACTCTACCAGAACCGCATGGCGTTACAATCATGAACCGACGCCGCGCCCTGTTGACCGCCGGCGCCTCTCTCCTGGCGCCAGGTGCCTACGCGCAACCCGTCCCCATCGGCGGCCCCACGGGCCTACAGAAGTTCAAGCCAGGACCGCAATGGGCCGGTGTGCCGGGGCTTCCTCCTAGTTTAGACCTGAACCTCCTGACGGCCACGCTGGATGCCTCCATCACCTGGACGCGGGCCAACAACAACGCCACGAACGGACTGTTCACGGATGCGTCCGGCGCCGGGTTCAGCACGTTCCTCGCCAACGCGCCGCGCATCAGTGTCGCCAATGGACTGCTGATCGAGAATGCGCGAACCAACCTGTTGTTGAACAGCAGCACGCCCGTCACGCAAACGACCGGGTCGCTCGCGACGGGGGTTTACTCGCTCTGGGTCAACGGCGCGGGAACGGCGACGCCATCGGCGGTCACAGCGACCGGATCGGGGTTTACCGCCGCGTCCCAAGGTGTCCCGTCCACCTTCACGATCACGGTCGCGGGCACCGTCCTGGTCACGGTCGGGGGTGCGCTCAATCGATTTCAGCTTGAAGTCGCCACGCAAACGGACGCCACGAGTTATATTCCGACCGTCGCCGCGACGCTGACTCGCGCGATTGAATCCGGAACGGCTCCCACGGCGGCATGGTATAATGCCGCGTCAGGTACGTTCGTGGTCGATTTCATGCAGTTACAGATCACAACGGCCAGTCAGTTTGAACTGCCGACGCTTTACACGGACGCCTCAAACCTGCTGGAAATCAAGATCGTCGGCTCGGCTATGCAACTTCTCTCTTGGTCCTCCAATGTAAACAATGCCTCGATCACGGCGACAGGCGCGATTTCCGCCGGCATCGTGCAGCGCGTTGGGTTCACCTATGACGCGGGCACGAAGATCGTGTCTCTGTCCCTGAATGGTGGGCCGGTTGGGTTCGCCGTGCCCGCCAGTCTCGCGACGTTCAATCAGATCAAGTTTGGCGTGACGCGCGGAGCGGGCTGTCAGGACGGGTTCACGCGGCGGCTACGTTACTATCCACGGGCGCTTCAGGTGCCGGAACTCAGGGCGGTGACGGTATTATGAGGAAGTGGCTCCTGGCGTGCGTCGCCTTATTTTTGCCGATGGCCGCTCATGCGGCGTGCGATCCGACACAGGCGACGGCGGGAATGCTGGGGTGCAGTCCGACCGCGCCATCCGCGGCGGGAACGGACTATCTCTATCTGTGGCAGCCGCCGAAATTCCCCAATTCGCAGCAAAAGATCACCGTCGATAGCTTGTTCAACGGGCGTGGCGCGCCGAACCTCGCGTCCCCCGGACCGATCGGTGGAACGACGCCGAACACCGGCGCCTTCACGACGATCACTGGCGACACCAGCGCCGCGACCTCCACGGCAACGGGTTCCACGACGGCCCGCACCGACGCGGCTCGCTTCGCCGAACGCATCAACGTCCGCGACTTCGGCGCCGTCTGCGATAACGTAACGGACGATCGCAACGCCTTCGCGGCGGCCATCAATCGCGTCAACACACTGACGGCGGCGGGACAACAGGCGGTCATCCACGTCCCACCAGGATCATGCCGTATCTTTGGCACGAACGGCGTGCTGCCGTCGTTCGCCTTGCACGTCCCTGGCGGCATCGTCGGCGACGGCACCATGAAGTCCTGGATCGTGATGGACGCGACCTATTCCGGCGATCTGTTCTCCTGGTCTGAGGCATGGTCATGGGGCACGACATGGACTGACCCGAACACGGTATCGCCCGTTACGAACGCCACTGGTCCGATGGTGAAAGACATCTCCATCGTCGGCAATCTGACGTCGAGCGCGCCGCAATATGCGCTGCACTTCTATGATCGGAACGATTTCATCTGGGTCCAGAATGTTCAGATGCTTTACATTCATGGCGGCTGCATTTCGACCGGGACGCCGAAGAACGTGCCTGGGAACGGTTTCCAGCGGGAAGGGAATTTCAATTTTATCCGATGCTTGCAATCGGGCACGCCAACCATTCCGGCGATGGACTTCGACGCCAACGGCGCCGCTCCGTCAACGCCCGCGAACTTCACGGATATTGATATTTACGGCATGTCGGGAGTCGGGTTCCAGATCAGGAACCACGCCACGCAGCCATTGAGCGGCTACAAGATCACACGGCTACGGGTTGAGGGGTTGGCGGGCAATCCTTCCATCGCGTCCGATCTGGTCGTTATCGGTGACGCCACGGCGCCGGGGCAGGTGCATGACATCTGGATCGACCAGATGCAGTTGATTTCGCCCTATCCGGGACAGTGCGCCCTTCGTGTGACCGCGAGCGGCGCGGCGGTCAAGCCGTTCAACGTGATCGTGAGCGGCGCGATCACGCGCGGCGGCGGAACGGGCAAGGGGTTGTGTATCGACTCGGGGCGGGACAGCATATTCCGGCTGTCAACGAACACGACTACCGACACCAACGTAACGATTGGACCAGCTTCGGGTGGCCTGATCGGAACCGATCTGACGATTGACGGCAATGGAGTCGAACAGGCGTGGACATGGAGCGTGGATGCGAGTTCCATCCGACTTCCGCAGTCCATCCTCTACAAAACGGGGGTGGCTACATCCTCGGCCATGTCTGTCGGCGCCACTTATCACGATGGCTCGTCATTGGGCGGCAACGCGGTGGGCGCCAACGCGGTTGATCTGCAAATGTCGCGTGGCGCGGCGACGCAGGTCGCTTCCGCGTCCGGTAGTGTCGCGCTTGGTTCGTCCAACACGGCGGCGGCGCTTTCCGCCACGATTGGCGGTGGTGCGAATAACGTGGTTTCCGGTGCGTTCAGCGCGGTTCCTGGCGGCACGCGATCGGCGGACAGGGCGAGGGTCGGAATGTTGATGTATGCCAACGGCGAGTTTGGGGTATCGGGCGACGCGCAACTAAGCGAGGCGGTGTTTTTTGGTAGCGGATCGACGGCGGCGGCCTTTCCTCTGACCAATGGCGGCGCGGCGCCAACCACGAACAACTGCCTGAATATCCCAAATTTCGCCGCTTTCGGGTTCCGTGTGCATCTGCACGCGCGGAACTTCACGACGGCGGGGCAGGATTACGACTGGATGATGCCGAACGCCATGCTGACGCGGGATGCCAATGTGGCCAGCACGGTACTGACGCTCGGGACGCCGGTTGTCCTTACGCGCGGCACGGTGACGGGCGCGGCGGTAGCAGCGACGGCGGATATCACGAACGGGTGCCTGTCGCTGACGTTCGCCCCACCAACGGCGAATACGACTGACGTTTGGCACGTTGTCGCGAGGATAGATTCGGTCGAAGTTCAATGAAGGAATTAAGTCCCATCAGTCCAGAACTCGCCATGATATTTCTTGGCGGCTTCGCAATATGCGGCGTGGGCTTCTTCTTTTGTGTCGAAAAGACCAAGATAGTAAGCTTTCCTATCGGAAACTATAGTAGAATACCACTCCTTGCTGGTCTTATTCCAAAACGCACCCTTCAAACCGCTAGTATTATCGAACGCCTTCGTCGTGTTTTTAGCATTCTGCAGCCTCGTGGAGGCTCGGATATTTTCCCACGTATTGTCGGATGGGTTTCTGTTTCTATGGTCAATCTCTGGGGGTTCTTCGTTGGTCATCAGTTTCCATATGATTCTGGAAGTCTGATAATGTTTGTTGCCCAAAGCCAGGCTCCCTCGATTTCGGTGAATACATCCAACCATTTTACCGGCAAATCGCCGGTTCCACCTGTCACAGTAGGTTTGAGATTTGAAGTGTTCAACTGGACGCTCATTCCACAAAAGCAACCCAGCAATGGGGTCGTAGGAAAGAGCCGCGACAAGGTACGCCTGAGATGGTAAGGGTCTGGCAGCCATTTCGTTCTCTCCAACAGGACGATGGTCAGGGCGCCGCCAACCCCCTGGCAGGGGCGCGGCGTCCGCCATTCTACGGCATGGGAAGCAGGTTTTCCAGATGGAAAATGCTTCAATAATGGGTTGGACCCATCCGCCGGGGTGACGCCCGGACCCAAACACCCAACGCTCACGGGGGATTCGCATACGCGGGGGACTGCGTATGGTTGACGAAGAACGGCCCGGTGTCGGGATGCCGAGGCCGCGGTGGGATCGCGAGCGGAGGGTCAGCCGGCAATCAGCGGAGGACGCGGTGATCCGGTCGTGGATCACGGTGCTAATGGCCTTCGTGTGCAAACACTGGCCTTGGGTCACGTCAGCCATCGCCACCGGCCTGCTGGCGCTGCTTTACAATGTCTACGTTCTGGGCGGCATGGCGCAGATGGTCAACAGCAACATCGACCGGCTCGCGCGCATGTCCGATGAAGTCACCAAGATCAACCTGCATGTCGTCGGCCTGGAAGTGCATCACGATGACCTGACGGCGCGGGTCGAGACGCTGGAACGGTCAGGCAGTCCGGTGGTGCAGGCGCTGCGGGTGCAGGTGGAATCCCTGGCGATCGGGTATCACGAGTTGTATCCGATGGTGAGCAAAGACCTGCACGACCTGATCGCGCGAATCGAGGGGCTACAGGAGCACAGCAAGGGCGACGTCGAGCGGTTTGACGGGGTCAACCGGCGGATCGGTGGCGTCGAGGACCGGAGCAACGTCGCGGACAATGAGATACGGACCCGCATGAATCTGATACAACAGCGCATGGAACTGCTGTCCGACCGGATCGGGGGAACGGGAACGCGGCCGGGGGCGCCGTGAGCATGTGAAAGGGTAATCGCGATGGGATGCTTTTCGGCGGCGTGGTTGGTTCAGTTCATCGTCTGGCTGATCGTGGTCTGTGCCATCGTGGCGATCGGGCGGCGCGTGCTTCCCATTGTTCTTGGTTGGCTCGGGGTGGCCGGCGATGTCGTCATGCAGGTCATCAACATCATCCTTATCGCCATAGTGCTGATCTGGTTGGTTTGGCTGTGTTACGATATTTTGACCTGTTCCGGTGGCATCGGCCTGCCGGGCCGGCGATGAGCATGATGTTCTGGGACCCGGACGCTTACGAAATCGTATCCTGGTTCACGCCATGCCATTGTGGCGGCAGCCCTTTGTCTGGAACTTGCAAGTCTCCCGGTGGCTGCACCGTGTCCGGTGGTGTCAGCCAACGCCAACGTCCATTAGCGGAATATCAGGCGATCAAAGCTGAAAAGCTAAGATTGGAGGAGGACGCGATCCTTCGCAGGGCAGATGAAATACGAGCCAGAAGATATCAAGGATGAACCACACGTCATGGCTCCCGATCGCGATCCTCGGACTGGCGCTGATGCTGGTCTGGGTGCTTGTGAGGGTCTGACGCCATGATCGATAGCGCCGCATGGCTTATCCTGGCGATCGCCGTTGGGTGGCTGGTGGCGCTGGCCATCTGGCGCTGGTGGCGGCGGTGATGCCGCTCGACCGTGAGATCGTCCGCGTGTGGCTCGCGATCATCGTCGCGCTGGCCGTCGTGTGGGGCGGGATTATCGCCGTGGCATGGTGGCTCGCGGGGTGAGCAAACTCAGTCGCATCCGTTGCATGGACTGCCAGCGCGACACAGGCGCCAACGGGTTAAAGGAGTATCCCACGATGATTCGCGACGATGTATGGTTGAGCATCACGGGTGAGACGGGCG